TATAACAGTACGCCTTCGAAGGGCATAGAATACAGCTCACCCTGTTCGTCCATTACCCACACAGCTCTTGAGTCCGCCATCTCTAGGAATAAACCGCACCCATTAATCAGTTCTACCGATAGTTGCCTTCCGAATATAATCATTTTGCCTCTCCTTTTACTGCGCCATTAGTTACTGGCGGTGATTGGTAAGAAATACTAGTGGCACAATCCGCTTCCAAGACTAACGGTTTACACAACTCTTTGCACCATTGCTTAAGCGGTAACCTTGTGTTCACCCAAGACTTCCACATCTGTTTTTCGTCCATAGTATCTATTAATCTAGCCATCTTTCTCTTGCTCCTCTTTTTTGCGTTTTATGTCCGCCAGTGCTTCGTCTATCTCCCACTTAGCCATTGGCGCGTATTCGTCATCATCAAGCCAATCTTCATCACCATGCAGCCAGTCCTCGCAGCTTGTATTCCATCCTCCAATATTCATACATCACCTCCTAAAATAACAACTATAAATGTATACCATACCATTGTCAACAACAGACCACCGCAACCCAACGCCGTCCAACCGATAGCCGCTACAAGAAACTGATCTCTCTTTTGCTTCTTTAACTCGCGTTTTGTTAGTATTTTCCTCGCATTATTCATAATACACCTCGTATATGGCCCTGTATTGCGTTCTAAGAGCCTTTAGCTTAATTTATGGGCTACCCTACTGGGTGCCCTTATACTTGCTTAGACGTTCATTCTGTATAATTAACTCGCTTTGCCATACTGACCAACATGCGCCAATTAATACTGATGCGGCCATTAATTCCATTATTATTTGCATAATTTAACTCTCAGTTGGTGTAAATACATAGAGATATTGTCTAACCAAATCCCTTTCATGTTCCTTTAGCCCAATCCAGATGGCGGCCTGAGCATTCCTAAATAAGACCACACGCGCTTGTATATCGTTTGTATAGTCAATATGCTTTGCATCCTTTAGGTTGCGTTCGTTCAGCCTAATCTCGTACTCTAGGCCGTCCAGTGTCTCTGCTACTTGTTTATAGCGCATAAGGTAGCTCCTTAGCGTATTCAGCCTCGTGCTTGGGGTAATTGTCTCCTATTTGTATCTTTAAGGCTCTAAGGTGCGACAATAGCTCTCTAAGGTCGCCTTTGTGTGCGTCCCTGTATATTTTATTTAGCTGATCCAATGCGTTTTTATAATCATTATATGTTAGACCTTTACATGGCTCTGCTACGCTCTTATATTTCATAATAGATTAACCCTTAGCATATAAATAATCGTTATCATGCACCACGTTACAATTACAACCTTTAGCCAATCCATCTTGCGCTTGTTCATTGTGTCACCTCATTCATTAAAATAGTTGTTAAAACAACGTCTTTATCTCTCACTATTTGGTTTAAAAATATATGTTCCGATACATAAGCAACTTTAACTACATCGCCAGCCCTGTTATACGTTGTATATTCATCAACTACAGTACATAACTTAGGATGCTTACCGCGTGTCTTGTATTGTACGCCTATTAAGTTACGTTTGTTTTCGATACCATCGTCTAATGCTTTATTTACTATATCAAATATATTTTTCATTGTGTAACCTCTGGTTTAATTGATTTAATAATAGTCACTCAATATAAACGAATGACTACTATAAAACAACTACTTTTAAAACTCCTCCCACAATATGCGCTCGACTTCATCATCATCACTAGCGCGTAGTGCCTCACATAGTTCATCATTTTCCAGTGCAATGGCTGGATCTATGTAGTAGTACCCACATAAGGATATAAAGTTAGATTTACTCATTGTGCTACCTCTTTTATATGTTGTTCCTGCTTCATCAAGTATTCCGTATAAATCTCTTCGACAAAATCCCTTGCCTCATCCTCTAACATTAGCCGTTGCCCTGCCTGTATAGCGGTATGAAAGTCAAAGTTATACATATCAACTAAACCCTCTTGGATGGCAGTTTCTACCCAATCGTAGTTGTCTACTGCCCACTGGCGTATGTTGTAATAGTAAATATCAACAAAGCCCTCTGCTATCTCGTAGAGCGTACCGTCATAAGTAAGCGTCTCGTATAGCTCGCTTGCGTCTGTAAGGTCGGCCATGTTTATCTCTTTGTCTTCGATTGCGTCTAATATAGTCTGTTTCATGTTGTCACCTTTAGTAATAGTTGGTTTATTAATGCCTACCAGTGTAGCCGATAGGCACGTATAAAGCTACTATGCCGCTATTGCCTCGCGTCTGTTGCGTTCATTGATAACAAAGTCTGCACACTCATTACTAACGTCTGTGCCATACATGTTAAGAGTTAAACGGCCATACATCATTTTTAAGTCTTGGTCTGTACAGTGTGGCAATGCTTCAATGATCTGTATGCTTATGGGGTTTAATGTGTTCATGTCTGTATTCCCTTTAGTTGAATGATAATGATTCTTGTTTGCGTTTGTGGCTTTAGGTTGCTTGCCTCTTGCACCCATTATAGGGCTAATGCTGCTAGATGATTACCTAATAACGACACAGGCTTACCTGTTAACGACAATGATCTGCATAGGGCTTATGTGCTACTACTATATGCCCTAGTGCTTATGTCTTTAACAATGGTATGCATAGGGCTTACCTCTGCTACTGTATGCTTATGTCATGCCCATGTATGCCCAAAGGCTACCCGCATGTACTCCCACACTTGCCAAATGTATATACAAGTAGCCCAAAGGTTCCGCATGTTCCACCGATGGCTACTGGTGTATAACATGCGGAGCCTAATCATGCCGCATGTATAACTTATGTATAACTTATGTATAACTTATGTATAACATGCGGAGCCTGTGGGCTGTTATGTGCAAAACTTGTGGATAACTTTGGGGACGGGGGGGGTGCTGGGCTTCCCGTGTTAAACAATAGTACCCTCCAGTATACAAAATAGCAGGAAATTGGGATTGACACCTGTATCCTTATGTGTACTGTAAGTCTTTGTTATACATAAGTAAACACAGGTCGCCCATAGGTATGACACAAGCCGACAAAAGGGGCGTGAGAATAACTTTAATAATATAGTAAATAAAGCTTGACTTAAGGACTCAGATATGGTATAATAACTAGTATACTAAAGAGATAAAGATAACCAAGCGCCTTAAGACTACTTAACGGAACACTTTAAGATTAAACTTTAAAGAATATAATTAAAGTATATCCTAAAGTATACTTAAGTATACTTAAGATAACCAAGGGGTATATTTTGAGTAGCGAAAAGCAATCTAAAGAGGGTCAGTCCGCGAAGCGGATTGGGCGGCCAAAGAAGAAAGATGTTGTGTCAAAGACAACAGGCTCCCGTAACAAGGTAGGTCGTCCTAAGGGCGATGCTGGTATCATCAATGAATATAAAGCTAGAATGCTTGCTTCCCCTAAGTCAAGGAAAGTCTTAGACTCTATATTGTCAGCAGCTTTGGATGATGATCATAAGAATCAAGCAGCGGCTTGGAAGCTCTGTATGGATAGATTACTGCCCGTTAGCTACTTTGAGAAAGATAAGGCAACTGGTGGCAAGAGTGCTATTAACATATCAATCACAGGTGTGGGTGGAGAGACTACTATTATATCCGCAGCTGATGATGCTAATGTCATAGAAGGAGAGCTAGATGATTACTAGCATTAATGATAAGTTAAAGTTCTTTTATAGGTCTGAATTCTCCTGTCAGTATACAGGTAAAAACAAGATTGATGATCAATTCCTACTCAAATTAGACCACTTGCGTCATGTATGTGGTTTCCCCTTCATTATCACTAGCGGTTATAGAGACCCTAGCCACCCCATAGAGGCTAAGAAAAAAGTTGCAGGAACTCACGCACAAGGTATCGCCTGTGACATCAGGGTTGAAAATGGTCAACAAAGGTATGACATCGTTAAACACGCCTCTGCGTTGGGGTTCAACGGTATCGGAGTGGCTGATAGTTTTGTCCATGTTGACATCCGCGACCTTGACGGTAATGAATCTCCTGTAATGTGGTGCTATTGATTGGCTGATCTAAAGGTCGAGTTACTGCCGTGGCAGCAAACAGTATATGAAGACAAGACACGCTTTAAGGTTATAGCAGCAGGTAGACGTACAGGTAAGAGCAGGTTAGCAGCTTGGTCGCTAATACTTAATTGTTTGTCAGCCAAGAAAGGTCAGGTGTTCTACGTAGCGCCTACACAGGGTCAGGCTAGAGACATTATGTGGCAAATGCTCCTTGAGCTTGCACATCCAGTCATAGCCTCCAGCCATGTTAATAATCTACAGATCAAGTTTATTAATGGCGCATTGCTCACACTTAAGGGCGCTGATAGACCAGAGACCATGCGTGGTGTCAGCCTTAAGTTCCTAGTGATGGATGAGTACGCAGACATGAAGCCTGAGGTGTGGGAGCAGATCCTGCGTCCTGCACTTGCGGATCAAAAGGGAGACGCAATGTTCATTGGTACGCCAATGGGCCGCAATCACTTCTATGATCTATACCAATACGCAACCATTAGTGAAGACGATACATTTATAGGTTATCACTTTACAAGTTTTGATAACCCTCTGCTAGACCCTGAAGAGATTAAAGCTGCTGAGAAATCAATGTCAGCCTTTTCTTTCCGACAGGAGTTTATGGCATCCTTTGAGGCTCACGGTAGCGAGCTGTTTAAGGAAGATGATGTTAAGTTTAGTGAAGAGGAACCTAACGATGGTGACTATTACATTGCTGTCGATTTGGCAGGATTTGCAGACGTACAGAAAGTCACTACCAAAACTAAACGTCTTGACCAAACGGCTATTGCTGTGGTTAAAGCGGGTACTGAAGGCTGGTGGGTTGCTAATATCATACATGGGCGATGGGGCGTTGAAGAGACTGCCAGAAAAATCTTTGAAGCAGTCAGAGACTACAGACCTTTAGCCGTAGGGATTGAGAAAGGCGCACTAAAGAACGCTGTACATCCCTACCTAAATGATCAAATGAAGAAGAATCAAAGGTTCTTTAGAGTTGAAGAGCTTACACACGGCAATAAGAAGAAAGTAGATAGGATTGTGTGGGCTTTGCAGGGTCGTTTTGAACACGGTAACATTTCCTTAAACAAAGGCAGTTGGAACAGTCAGTTTTTAGATGAGTTATTTCAATTCCCAAACCAATTAGTCCACGATGACTTAATAGACGCACTGGCATATATAGATCAACTTGCAAAAGTTTCCTATGCTTTCGACTATGAAGAAGAAGACTACGAATTCCTAGACAAATACGCAGGGTATTAACTATGCTAGAAGATAAAGAGAACTTTGCTACAGAACAACACCTAGAAAACTGGGTAATACAGAAGTGTGATGGGTGGCGCGACCACTTTGAAGCTAATTATTCACAAAAGTTTGATGAATATTACCGTCTGTGGCGTGGTCACTGGTCTGCTGAAGATCGTACTCGCGCCTCAGAGCGTTCCAAGATCATTTCCCCTGCATTACAGCAAGCCGTTGAGTCTTCAGTAGCAGAGTTAGAGGAAGCTACCTTTGGTCGTGGCAAATGGTTTGATATTAAAGATGATATACATGACCAACAGCCTGAAGATATAGTTATGCTGCGTCAGCACCTTGACGATGACTTTAAAAAGAATAAAGTACGTAAGGGCGTTGCTGAATGCTTAATTAACGCTGCTGTATTTGGTACAGGCATAGCTGAAGTAGTGTTAGAGGAAGAAAAAGAGATGGCTCCTGCTACTCAGCCTGTTATGGGCGGTGAGCTACAAGCAGTAGGTGTCACCATACGTGACCGTACTTGCGTTAAACTGCGTCCTGTAATGCCTCAGAACTTCCTGATAGACCCTGTAGCTACTGATATTGATTCAGCTTTAGGATGTGCTATAGATGAGTTTGTATCTTCACATTCAGTAGAGCAACTACAGGAAAGTGGCGTATATCGTCAAGAAGTTGACATTTCTTCATCAGCTACACCTGACTTTGACATAGAGCCTGATCAAGACTTAACTCGCTATGATGATGATAAGGTACGGCTTACTAAGTACTACGGTCTTGTACCACGACACTTGCTTGTAAAAGCAATGGCAGATGAAGATGCAGCGGAAGATGAAGTTGTTGTTGAGCTAGATGAAGATGCAGATAGCTCTTATTACGTGGAAGCTGTTGTTGTCATAGCTAATGGCGGAACACTACTTAAAGCCACTGAAAACCCATACATGATGCAGGATCGTCCAGTAGTGGCATTCCCATGGGATGTCGTTCCTAGCCGTTTCTGGGGCAGAGGAGTATGTGAGAAAGGTTACAAC